TGGCGTGCGATGGCCAGCAACAACATGGCGATGTTGTTCAGGCTCGCGGGCGGGGTTTCTAGGTCGCGCCGCTGCATGTAGGCGATAAACGCTTTTTTCATGTTGTCAGCGGTGATCACGCTGCGAAGATCGACAAAGCCTTTCGGGTCTTCGCCAGCCTGAACCAGCGCATCCAGGTATTGCCTCAACTGGGCCTCGTTATTGCGCAGGGACATGGGCGCTTGCGGTCGTATCGGTGCGTCCTCGTTGAAAATGTCCGCGTGTGATACCCGCGCCTGATAGCAGGCGAAATCCGCAAGCAGGCTTTCGGGATAGTCTGGCAGCGGAATGCACTTGTGCGCGCCGCCCTTCTGATAGGTTATTTTTTGCAGGGGCAGGTTGTTGCGTGAAATGATGGCATTCCACATCTGGGCTATGTCCTTGCACAGCTTGTGCGGTTCTTTTCCCAGCGTCCGGGCATCAATGTAGCTTTGGAAATCGCGCATGACCGCGTCGGTGACGGCCTCTGGCTCGATCCCGTGATGGCAGCAGAATTTGACGAAACGCGACAGGACGGAAACCTGATGCTTCGCATCGCTCATGGCGAGGAATTCGCGCCATTTTGCACTATGCTCGGTGCGCGGAATGTCACGCGGGAATGCGCGCGTGATCCGCAAGGCCCTTGTGAGGCCCGACTTGATGTTTGCCCACGTCTTGGGGGTAATCCCGGCCTGAACCGGATGCACCTTCGCCAGCAGACGCCTCAGATCGGGTGCATTGGCGGGAATGTCCCGAGGTGTTTTGTGCAGATATCGGGCCACGCGATTGATCGCCGAGATCAGATCGCGCCGCTTCGTCTCTGTCAGGTTGCGGTTCGCCTCGAGTGCTTCGCGAACGTCATGAAGGGTTTTTGCGGGTGTTGTGTCGAAGGCCATGGTATTTCCTTTTTGGCTCGTCAGGTTTTGGGTTGGTTTGGAGACAGAAAGAGACATGGCGGCCCACGAGCGGAAATTCGGGAAAACGGAGTGGTCAATTTGAAGCCGGAGTTTGCTTGACCGTTTTCCCTGTCGCCGAAAAATGCCGGACTTTTGAGGACATTAGAGGACATGGGCCAAATACCCCTGTCCACGCGCTACCGCGAGCGCTTTCAAGTCGGCTCTGGCGATACGCCAGTCCCGCCCCAAGCGCGTGGCGGGCAAGGTTCGCGCGGTGATCCAGCGGCGAACGGTTTTGGGGGAGACCCGAAACAATTGCGCAACTTCCTTGACGCTGAGGTAGGTGGCGTTTGTGGGGAAAGGGAGATCAGGCATCCTGCACCCCCTGTTCCCGCTTGGTGGAAAGGGCAGCGAAATCCGCACGTGCGGCTTCACGGGCCAGCAAACGTACAAGGGCGAGCAGGGCTTCGGGGATCGGAAGGCCGGGGGCGACATCCACGGGCGCAGATGGAGCACAGGTCATCGAACGAGTCCTTTCGAGAAAGAACCGCGGTTCGGCGATGATCCTTATGGTGAAATCAGGAAGGCACTCCTGACAACGAACCATAAACCCGAAAACGGGTTTGGATCATTGCCTCGAGTGCCTGGCAGGCGCTTACGCCCAAATTGGCTCCCTAGCGGCCCAGCCACTATGGCTGGTGGGATTTGTGACCCAAGGATAGTGGGGGTGATTTTCGATTTCAAGAAAAACCTGTTTTGGCGGGGGGGCAGTTTGGATGCGGGGTGCAGGCCCTCGCAACAGGTTCAGGTTTACTGGTCTTGATAGCACGAAGCAGATCTCGGTTGCAGTGAGGCCATCAACCTATTTGGTGGTTCGCTTCAAGACAATCAGGCCAGCCGCATTCAAGCCATGGTTCCATGACCGATTTTGCCAGTATTGTCCCTGCATTTCGGTCGCGTCCTCGTTTAGGCTGAGCACCGCGGACCCGTAGAACTTGGGTTGATCCGTTACAGCAAGGCGCTGAGTGTTGTCTTGCTTGTTGGTCTGTTCATAAACCCATGCAATCGATTTTTTTCCATTATCTGACTTGAAAAATTCCACAGAGATCGTTTCGGAGCTCAGCAATGGTGTCTTATCGTTCGGCAAGAATGCCACGTCGGTTCGAAACCAAGTCTGATTGATTTTTATATCAAAGCTCGCTTCGAGCAGATCGGGTAACTTGTCGGCAAAAGGGTCAAATGTGATCTCGTCACTCGCGGCGGCGGTTCTTAGCCGTTCTACAATTGGCCAATTGGACTGGATCGTTACAACCCATTCGCCGTTCAAGTCGGGAAAGAAGCGTTTTTTGAGCCATGGCCCTACAAGAGGTAACTTCCAGAGTAGACGCCAGCCTGGCACGACTACGAACAGCGCAATGCTTCCCCAAATCACGCCCGCAACAACTCTTGATGTCAGAAGGTTGGCAACCGTCGTTCCAACAACAGGCATGTTGGTCGCTAGCAAAGTCTCGATCCAGCCAACAGCAAGAGGTGAAGCCAAAGCCAAATAGACCGCCAAGGTAATCCAGAACGAAAGGGGGACAAACTTTGCCATAATGCTCAGCCTCTGGTATTGAAAATTCGACCCTATGCCCCCAAGTATATGGGTAGTCAACGACATCAGCACAAGATGAAGCCGAAGAAGGGACAGTTTAATGCCGATTAACGCACATAAAGCCTTCGTGTCTCGTCCTTCGGGTTACAAGTTCGCGTTGAACCTTTCAGAGCAACAGGAACAGGTCCTGCGGACCGCTCGGGATGACATTCGCAACGAGATTTCCTCCCAGTTCGGAACATTTGCGGAGTCGTTAGGTGATCAGGTTCTGTTTGAAAATTGCGCACCTGTGTTCGCTCGGAGCTTCCACACTCCGAAGTTCAGGATGCAGGGGAGCTTCTCGTATCACACCTGCAATCAACCTGCTCATGTTCCGCCTCAAGAGATAGATTTGGATGATGGGTTGTTTATGCCTGTTTCGTATTTTGAAAAGGATGAAGGCAGGGCTCCTGTGATCCAAAGCGCTGCTTACTTTGCTATTGTTGAGCGCATCCTAGCGCCCCTCTGCGCAAAGAAGGGCTGGAAACTCGTTACTGACAAGTCTTCATGTATTCGTGTCAAGATCGATGACGCGATGCATACTGACCTTGCGCTCTATTCCGTGCCGGAGACGGACTTCCAAAGCATCTCAAAGGACGCTCAAAAAAGAGGAATCGATTTTTCGGCCAACCTTCTGATGGAAGACACAGCATATCGTATGCTCTCCCAAGAAGAAATGATGCTGGCGCACCGTGAAGAGGGCTGGAAAAAATCTGATCCGCGAAAGCTTGAGGATTGGTTTATTGATGCCGTCAAAGAGTACGGTGAGCAAGTTAGGACGGTGAGTCGTTACCTCAAGGGCTGGAAGGATTTCCAGTGGAAACAAGGGAGGCTGGCCTCGATTGCACTTATGGCCGCTGTTGTAGCTGTGTTCCAAAAGGCATCGGCAGGAATCCCGAGTGATCGGGATGACATCGCGCTGTTGCGTGTTGCCGAGGGCTTACCTGACTTCCTCTCCAAGGAAATCCCAAACCCGGTTGTTGAGGGGGAACGATTAGATCAGGGGTGGACCCCCGAGGAACGGAATGACTTCGTAGCAAAGGCTAAGGTTCTTGCGGAGCGACTGCGCGATGCTCTTGTGCATTCGTCCGATCGGGTTCTCGCTGTCGAAGCGCTGCAGGAACAATTTGGGGGGCGCATACCCAAAGACTTGACGCTCTATGTGCCCGATGCCGGGTTGGAAACTAAGCCGGACGAATTGGCAGCACCGGCGGCATTGACGCTTGGGATGATTGATAAGATAGAGGCAGAGCACAAGGGTCTTGCCGCTGTGAACAAGCAGGGCGGTGGACGCTACGGGTAATCTGCGCTTGACCGGACCGTCTGAACAAGCTGGCGCTGAGATGGATGAGACGTCGCGGTGGGTGCTCGCTCAATATCCGAATGCGCGAGTTCTTTCGCGAACTGAGCTATCTCGATATAAAGCGGACAGCCCGCTCTGCGGATGGCTTGTGCCGTTCGAGCACGAAGGCGAGCGCTTTGATCTGCAAGTAGTGATCCCGCAGGATTTTCCGTGGATCAAGCCGCGTGTTTTCTGTCCTGAGAAATTTCAGTTCAAACAGTTGCCACACATCGAGAAAGACGGCGCATTTTGCCTATACCCTCCAGGAACAGAGCACGACCCACTGAACGCCAAGGGGTTGATACAGGATGCCATCAAAGAGGCGGCGCGATTGATCGTGGCTTCATTCGATGACGCATTTCTCGATGATTTTGGTACAGAATTCGACTCGTATTGGAGCAAAACTGAAGGCGGGAAAAATGTCATAAGCCTTCTGCCGCCTGGAGGCCCTTCACGGACAATTTCTATCTTGCGTAGTAAAGGTGACTACTATCTGGCGGACGATAACGACGCGTTGGAAAGGTGGCTTCGCAATCGCTTTCCCGGAACGAAGTCGGGCTATGAATTCACGACCGCGACGCACGTGGTTCTTAAAAGACCAATTTTTCCCTCTGAATACCCGAAGTCTGGCGCAGCAGTATTGCTTATAATGAGGGAACTGGCGCCTGATGCCGTGGGTCTGCTAGCAAAAGCCGCTGAAAACGCAGATGATAAGTTCACAGTATCTTTTGAGGGGCACACGGAGGACGGCCCAGTATTCTTTGCCGTGGAGGTGATGCCCCCGACGAAGCAGGGCATGCCAACCGGGCGCCGCCCAGACATGCTGCAAAAGGGTTTTCGTCCGGGAAAGGTGCCACCCCATATCCGATTGCAGAGACAATTAGGTGGGAACAGGGTCGAACACCATGACGTCATGCGGGCTGATGCATCGTGGGTTCATGGACGCGACACCCCCGGTGTTGCGCCACTATTCGATAAACGAGTTCTCATGATCGGTGTTGGCTCCTTGGGAAGCGAGGTCGCACAGCTTCTGGCCAAGACGGGCATTGGGTCGATCACTTTGGTTGATCCTGATCTTCTGGATTATTCGAACGTTGGCCGGCATGCGTTGGGAGTCTCAGAGGTCAGGACATTCAAAGCCAAGTCGCTCGCGGAAAGACTAACTAGAAACTTCCCACACATGCGCTTAGTCGAACACTTTTCTGAGGACTGGCTATCTCTTTTTCAGAAACGCCCTGAGGTATTCCAAGACGTTGATCTGATCGTGTCTACAGTTGGTAGTTGGTTGGCGGAAGGTAGGCTCAATCAAATAGCTAGGAGTGAAGCCAATTTTCCACCTGTGCTCTATGGGTGGGCAGAGTCGTTTTCCGTTGCAGGGCATGCTGTATTGATCGGACCAGACGGTCCCTGTTTTGCGTGCGGCATGGATAATTTTGGGAGATCGCTCCGAACGGTTTGTGATTGGGATGCCGAGACGACTCGGAAGCAACCCCATTGTGGGGCGAGTTTTCAGCCCTACGGACCAATCGCGTTGTCGGGAGTTGCAGCATTAGTTGCGAAAACTGCAACGAAAGCACTGCTTGGGGAGGTTCGTCCGGGGACTGAGGCCGTATATTGGGCCTCGCAGGAAGAGATTTTGGATCAAGGAGGACGCTTTAACGCAGAATTCCTAACTTGTTTTTCTTCTGTTCCAGAGTTTGGAGGATCAAAATTGTTTGATTGGAGGCAGAAAGATGAATGTTCTTTTTGCGGCAAAGAATGAGTATCCACTACCCAATTGGCGAAAGCGGGCAATATTTGATATTTGAAAAAAGCGTTCTTGATCACTTTGACAAGTGGCGACAATTGAATCCGGGAATGCTTGAAGTCGGTGGACAGCTATTCGGTGCGGTAGAAGACGAATGTATAAAACTCAAACAAGCGACTGGACCAAGGCGTTCTGACAGGCGAGGCCGCTTTTTCTTTATCGCGGACCGTCTCGCGGACCGTCGGGAAATCGGCTCATTGTACAAATCTGGGCTGCATTACTTCGGTGATTGGCACACCCACCCTCAAGCTATCCCCGAACCATCTGGAACCGACCTTGCATCAATGGCCGACCTTTTTGCTCGTTCAAAGCATGAGTTGAATGCATTCGTGATGGTAATTGTCGGGACGTCCCGGTTTCCCGATGGGTTGCATGTATCACTTCACCAGGCCAACGCATGGTCGAGGCTAATCCCGGGAAACACCGGTGACTTTATACGCCTCATAAAGTAACGACGCACCTCAACTTTGTTCGACACTGCTGGTATCGAACCCCCGCAACCAAAATTATAAAATAAAACAGCATGTTAATGGACGTCCACGCGGACGTCTTTTTGCGTTTCGCGTCTGTGTCAACACTGTGTCAACAGATCCCTGACGCCGCGTGTCAACGGATTGCGCCGTGTTCGCACGGCTCCCCGCTTGTTCCGGCTTCAACCTCGAACCCGGAGGGCGTCGACACCAAGTCTGGGTGCAATCGCCATGTGCAGAAGCGCAGACCCCAATTGCCTTTCCTAAAGACGTGATCCGCGCGCCTTGGACCAATTACGTGGCTCCAGGCGGCACTATATATTGTGGGTTGTGTGCGCGAGGTATACAATTACATCGATTCCCGGACGCAAGTGAGAGCTTTAGGCTAGCAATGACAACCGAGAGAGATGATCTGCCGAAGCATTTGGAGTTTATTCTGGACGTGGTCGAGCGCCACGCTCGTAATACGTTCCTCCTGAAAGGCTGGTCAGTGACATTGGTAGCCGCGGTCTTCCTGTTAGCCATTAGGGGAGCTGAGCCGACGCTTGCTATGGCCGCAGGATTTCTTCCCTCGCTAACATTCTGGGCTTTGGATGCCTATTATCTTCGTCAGGAACGTATGTACCGCGCCCTCTACAACCATGTGCGGAAGGCCGTACCAACCTCTGAAAGCCGCTTCAGCCTTGATGCCCGCCCATTCGTTTCAGAGGTTCCAGGATGGTTCCGAACTTTGGGTGCCACGCCGGTCTTTTGGTTCCATGCAGCTATCTTGGCAATCGTCGTTGTCGCGCTTGCTTTTTTCTCGCTGAGGCCTCCCGATGCCCCGTAAGGTGTTTTTCAGCTTTCATTACGATGACGTCACCCGCGCTAACGTGGTTCGCAACTCTGACAAGATCACGCGGCAATACACGAAAGCTGCCCGTTTCTATGACAAGAGCCTGTGGGAAGAGGCGAAGAAACAGGGGCCGCTTGCGATAAAGCGGATGATCAACGGAGGCCTCGAAGGCAGCTCCGTCACATGCGTTCTGATCGGTAGCGAGACATGGCGGCGCCCGTGGGTTCGCTACGAAATTATCAAGAGCCTTGCGCGAGGCAATGGTATCCTCGGTGTCCGGATCCACAATGTTGGGTTCAAACCTGGGCAACCGGTGAATGCTCTTTCCGGCCTGCTCTCGTCGTTGCCACCAGCAAATGCTCTTACTGGGTATGCTTCCCGCCAAGAGCCAACGCATGGAGGGCTACTTGGTTTGGCTGGTGGACGTCCGACATCACCGCCAAACTCTATCCTAGGTGCCCTACTGGCTGGCGAACGGGGCATAGCGCCCACGCCGCAACCGGGCCCGAACCCGCTTCGCTATCTCGGTTATACACTCGACCGTCGCTACGGGATGGTGCGGTTTCACGAAGTCGGCCCCAATGGGCAGTGGCGCGAGTATACGGAGGTGCAGGCTGTTCCGCTTCGCTCACTTCCATGGCTAGCGAGGCTGAAGGAGGCCGACAACCTCGAGAACCTGTTCCGCGTGTACGATTGGAAGCGAGACCATGGCTCGTTCTATTTCCCCACATGGATCGAGGACGCCGCTGCTCAGGTAGGACGTTAAGCCGCCGCCGTCGCCACCCCATCGAGCCGCACCGCCACAGTGGTAACGCCATTCCCGGCAGCCTCCACAGCAACGCCGACGGGAAACCGCCCGGTGCCTGGCACATCTACCTGCTTGGCCGTGTCGTCCCAGGAGGCGCGCGCGCCAACGGTCAGGACGGCTGCGCTGGCCTTGGGCAGTTGAAACACCCCGGCGTCGCGATCTCCACCGGGTCACCTGCAGCTGCACCATACGCCGCGATGCCGAAGATGCTGCCGATGATCAGCGCATCGCCCGAGGTGATGCCGCCGGTGGGGGCCGTTACCGTGATGACCTTGCCGGCCTGGATGTAGTTTTTCATGGGTTACAGTCCTTTCGAGGATTGGATGCGGACGACCGAGATGCGGCCCGACGCGCCCGCTATCTGTCGGTTGAGATCTGCAAGCGCGGCGGCCATCTCGCTGTCGGTCGCATAGGTGACGCGCTTGCCGTCATATTCGACGGTGCGGACGCCCCGATAGCGCGCGGCCATCAGGGCGTCCCGCCAGGCGGTGAGTTGCGAAAGGTCGGCCATCACGCACCCGGGTTCATGTACCAGCCGCGGTGGTCGAGGAAGCCGGCGCCGAAGTCCAGGATCACCCGGATTTCCACACCGTCAACGTCCCAGCCCGAGCGGCTTTCGACCTGTGGACCTTCGGCCCCCGAAAGATAGGCGAACTCAAGCCCATCGATTTCCCCGGGGTCTGCCGTGACATACCAGCGCGTGGCGCTCGACAGCCGTGGCTCGACGACAAGGGACAGCGACCCCGAAAACGGGTTCACATCCGCAGCCGTGGCCGGCGCGATCGAGGCCAGCCATTTCTCGGCCGTGGTTTCCAGCGCAGGCGGCACCAGCAGGTTGCGGGGGGTGGCGCGGATGGTCCGATCCTCGATGCCTTTCTGGGTGCGCAGCGCCAGCCGGGCAGCCGACAGAGTCGCATCCGAGATCACCGCGCCCGTGGCGGCCTTGTTGCCGTGTTGCGCATGGAACAGGGTCTTGCCGTCCGACATGGTCGGGCCGTTGCCCGTGCCGGATTCGAGCAGCGTGACGAGGATGCGTGCCTCGGTTTCGGCTGCGGCCTGCCCCATGCGGCGGGCAAGATCGGCGAAGGCGCCGAGGTCGTCGTTCACCAGAACCTGCCGGGTGATGCCGATCTTCCGGGCCCAGGTCTCGACCTTGTAGGCCTCGCGCGCCTCGGCCATGGTCCCGGCCTTGATCTCGCCATGCTCGTTCAGCTTTTCCAGAAGCGGCGCCTCACCCAGCATGATCTTGTTCACCGCGCGGAAGTCGCGTGCCGTGGTCTGCCGGCCGAGGCGACGAATGCCCGAGGGCGCGGCCTGATAGGCATCGCGCAGCACCCGGCCCACCGTGTCGCCAAGGATGATGGGAAAATCCGAGGTGGTGTGCAGCGCGCGGGTGACAAGGCTTGCAGGCGAAAGCGCCAGCGTGGAGTCCCCGCGCAGCGTCAGCAGTTCCCTGGCCATGTCCACCGGCGTGGCATGGGCATAGCGGCGAGCGGGTTCGCTCAGCTCATGGCGCGGGTTGATCCGGGCATATAGCGCCTCGCCCATCTGACGGGCGCGCAGTGCCGGGTCGTCGTGGCTTTCGCCCATCTCCACGCGGATCTGTTCGGTGCGGACAGGGGGCGCGCTGCGGGCCGCCAGCGCCTCGAAGGCGGCGCGGCGGGCGCTGTCGGGATCGGCATTCGCGTCGATCTGGCTGTCGATCCAGGACTGGTCCAGCCCGGCGATGCGGGCGATGGAGCGGATCTCGGCGTTTGCCTCGGCCCGGGTCTCGGTCTGCGGCATTGTTTCGACCACCTCTTGCGTTTCAGTGTCAGGCATTTCTGTCTCCATGCGAATATGGGCGCCGGGATCGGCCGGCGTCGGCACCAGGGAAATCTCGTGGGGTGTCCAGCGCACGGCCGTCAGCACGCGCGCGCCGTTCTCGGTGGACTCGGCCCATTCCTCGACCGAGTAGCCGACCGAGACATGGCGCAGGATGCCGGCCTGCACGTCCTGCCAGATCGGCTCTACCTCGGGTCTGGCCGAGAACTGGATGAGGGCCGTGCCGCGCTTGCCATCAACGGTGGCGCTGCGGACCGAGCCCAGCACGTCACGCACAGCGGTCTGGCGATGGGCGTCGAGAACGGACGCCCCCTCAAGGCGCGACAGGTCCACCGCGTCGGGCGCAAGGCTCAGCCGTTCGATATATTGCCCGTCCATGTCACGGCGGCGCACCGGCGCGCCGGTGGACCAGACGACCTCGACGGTGCGGGCTTCTGCGTCGGCGGTGGCGGGCGCCAGCGTGGCACGGCGGGTGAGAAGCTCGATGGTATCAGCCATTGGGGATGTCCTGTTGTTGTGGTGGGCTTGTCGGGCCGAAGCTGAGCCCCAGCCCGTCTGCGCGGTCCTTGTCGGCGGCGATCTCGCCATCCACCTGTTCGGCGTCGTAGCCGCGTTCCGAGATCGCCTGGGAGCGGCTCTTGAGCCCAGCGCCGATTGCCATGATCTCGGCCTGCACGTCCTTCACCGGATCGACATAGTCGAACTTCGGCGGCAGCCAGGCGCAGCCGAGGTAGGCTGCCGGGTTCCGGTCGAAATCCCGCGCAGGCAACTCACCCGTCAGGACCGCCAGGCGGACGAACCGCTCCCACACGGGACGGCAGAACAGGTGCACCACCACGTTGTGCTGCAACTGCTCGACCCGGCGGCGGAATTCGATCAGCCCAGCGCGGATCGAGGAATAGGTGACGCCTTCCAGATCGCCGGATACCAGCTCGTAGGGCAGACCCAGCCCGGCCGCGATGGCGCGCAGGTGGTTCTTCACGAAAGGCGCATAGGCATCGTGTTCGGTCGGGTTCGAGAAACGGATATCGGTGCCCGGAGGCAGCGGGATCAGGCTGCCGGGTTCCATCCCCACGGTCAGCGCGCCGCCGGTGTTGGTGCCGGACAGCCCGCCCGCGGTGCCGTCGGGATCGGTGATGAAGCCGGTGAAGAGGGCCGCTACCTTGGCCTTGACCAGCGCCGCATCCTCGAACTGGTCGAGTTCGTGCAGCCGCAGCAGCACCGGCGCGAGCCAGGTGATTCCCCGGAGCTGGCCCGCAGCGAGTGGCTTGAACAGGTGCAGGCAGTCGGCGGAAGGGACGCGGATCGGGTCTGTGCGGTATGGCTTCAGTGGATCGCCCGGGCGGGAGGACAGCACATGGTAGGCAATCCGGCGGCCGGCCGTATCGAACTCGATGCCTGCCCGAATCCGCGCCCCGCCGCTGATCTCGCGGTGCAGATCCAGCGGCACCTGCTCGCGATCCAGAAGTTCGATGTGAAGGGGGATGCTGCTGGCCTCGGAAGGCACCCTCAGCCGCGCGAAGCTCTCGCCGCTTTCGATCATCGTCCGCACGGCCATGGCCTGCAGCCCGTAGAAATCTGCAAGCCCGTCCGGCGTGGCGTGATCGGTCCAGCGCAGCCACAGCGCCTGCAACCGTTCGCGCACCGCCCGGTCGGGATGGGTGGATTGCGGTTTGATCCCGGCGCCGACGACATTGCCCACCAGGCTGTCCACCGCCGCCGCGACCCAAGGACTGTTCCGTGCATACCACCCGGCCCGCCGCGCCGCAGTGGTCGCGCCCGCCAGGACCGCCGCGTTCAGCCCGTCGATGGTCTTGGCGCTCTCCCAACGCCGCCCGCCGCCGGCGGCGTCAAGACCGCGAATGCGCGCGAGTTTGAGCAGGCGTTGGAGGAGGGTCCGCATGGGTTGGAGAATCGCCCATTTTGGAGCCTCAAGCTATTGGGAATGTTTGGGAAAGAGAAAGGTGGGTTGTTGCACCAATTGCTATGCGACTCGGCGGTCGAACAGGTCAGATTGCGTAAGAGAGAGAAGATTCAGGCCGAGGCGCTCGGCCAACGCCTCTGCTGGGAAGCCTCGAAGTTCTTTCGGTTCGAGTTTGTGCAGTCCACCACCATAGACACGGCCATGACCAAGCAATTCGTCGGCATCGATCCCATTCAGGAACTCCCATGCTACCCGTATGGCTTCGGCATTCTTTTCCACAGCCCGGTCCAGAATTGGCTTGGGGTACAGTAGCAGGTAGGTGTTGCAAGCGGTTGCGTCAGAGTGGTTCAAGATGAACCGGAAGGGCTTCGCTCCGTTTCTACTCCGCCCCATGTAAGTGCAAATGATGGGCGCAGCGGGTCGTTTCTCTTGCGAGTACCATGGCTTCCGCCCCCGGCACAAATAGCGCTCGGCTACCGCCTTTTCACCCGTCTTGCCGGATTCGAGATACGCATGGAGCGCTGGGTAGCGTTCTGCAATCTCTTCTTCGGTAAGGCGCGTATCAAGAAGAAACAGCTGTTTGGGCAGTAGAGGATGGCCAGCCTCATCGGCTTTGATCTCGTCTCCAAGGATATAGCGTGACCCCGGCAAGACGGGGCGAAAACATTCCATTGGTAGGCCGCGTTCTTCGATTTGACCACGGTCCATAATGAAGAAGCTGTTATCGCCAGTGGCAAGGCCGCGCTTGATCTCGAAGAGATCGCCCAGAGTGATTTCGCTTTTTCGCGTGGCGCTATCGGCCTGCGGATAACGCGTCCATTTTGTCTCAAGAGCCAGTTCGGTGGCTGGTACCTTGCGTGCGAGTGACGGGGATGCGAGCGTGCCGCCATAGGTGAAGAGAACGCTGTGATTTTTCGGCGGCCGACATTTCTTAATCCACACAACCGAGGACGAGACCAGCGCATCATCAAATTGCACATCATTAGGGTCGTAGCGGTGGATTCGGAGAAGCGTTACCTTTTCAAGAAGGTAGCGCTTTAGCATGGTCCCGTAATTTACGCCCATGAACTCACTCGGGATGAGCCAGCCTGCGATGCCGTTTTCGGACATGAAGGGATGTGCAAGCCCCATGAAATAGCAGTAAAGACCAGAGAGTCCGTTCATCTTGACGCCGCAAGCCTCTTCTGTGCGGCGCTGGATGGTAGCCTTTCTCACAGCATCCATGTGATGATGCCGGACGTACGGTGGATTGCAGATTAAAAGGTTTGCTTCTCGCCCTACAGGCGACGCCGCTGCAAAGTCTTCGAGGTGGATTTCAAGTTCCGTGTCTTGCCAGAGAGCACGGGCAGGCTCACCATAGTGTGGATCGATCTCAAACCCGGCTGCGCTTTCGATCCGTTCACTGGGTACAATCGCTAACAGAGCGGAATAGAATGAGCCGGTCCCGATAGCGGGATCGAGAAACCGGATTGGAAGGTCCTCAGGCAGCAGGCTAATCCCATAACCAATTATTTCTCGAGCAAGTTCCGTCGGGGTTGCAAATTGGCCCATGCGGTTCCGGTCTTCCGACGTTTTCTCACCGTCCAGTGCCGCTTGCAGGGCAAGCCGTTCAGCCTCGAGTTGGTTGATATCGGTCATAGGCCAAAGTCCTGAAGATCGTCGATCCTGTGTTCCCACACCCAATCAATCCCTTCTGCGGCCTCATAGCCGAGATACCCACTATCAAAGTAGCCACACAGAAAAAGTATGAACTCAATGTCCTTGCCGTAGGTGTGGCGTAGCTGATTGATTTTCTGTGCTTCTTCCTTCCGGCGTTTGTTGGTGTTGGTAAAATCCCCTGCCGACTTGGCCTCGACCAGCAATGGGAATTCTCCAGGCTTGGCGGTGCGGCGCATGATGACGGCGTCAACGGGGATGTTGACGGTGTTCGAGCTATTGTCACCTCCGACCGGAACATTCATGCGGAACGAATAAGTTCCAGCCGGCATGGTGCGGAAATCGCTGTGCCCATCTGCGATCTTGCGGTAGCCGCGAGCCTCTAGCCACTTGCCAATATATGCTAGTTGGCGTTGTTCCTGCGCATTTCGAATGATGGGATTTGCGACGCTGCCACACAGCCTATCCGCTACAATGGTGGCGGCACGATGGATTTCCGCCTCTGTGGCTGGTTCTTCGCGCCCGATCCAGACGAAAATATCTGGGTCGGCCATGCGTTCGATGATGTCCGCGATTTTTCGAAGCTCGGCATCAAGCGCTGCCCCTTTCAGCCGGACCGGGAGTTTCTTCTCCTTCTCCATCCGCTTGACCATGGCCGGAGGCACATCGGCCAGACCGATGAGCCGGTCGACAGCCAGCGGAGGGCAGGTTGACATTCTCAGAGTCGGTAGAACTTCCGGCCAGCGCTTCATTACCTCGGGCTTGATATTGGTGAGGTTTGCCGTGGACTTGAGAGTCGCCTCTACATCCCTTGTCGCCTCTTTTCGTGTATCGCGGAATGCTTTAGGCGCAAATTTCATGAACCACTGGTTATACATATCAACGGATTTGGCGATATCCTTCTTCCAGTATTGGGGCTTGTCGAGATTTACAGGCATTATGATTTCTTCGTTTTCTTGTAGAGTTCCCACATTTCTTCGAACAACTTGTGCAAGGAGAGGCCTCACCCGCCTGCTTCCTGCTTAACCGCAGCCCCCAATTCTGACGGCGCCGAGAAACCGACGATCTTGCGCAGTGTAGAGTGGCTGTCTGGCATGACTGTTTCCTCCATCGTGCGTATCGTGCGTATCGTGCGTATCGTGCGGAGAGTCGACATGTCGACCAGAAAAGTCAATAAGGCACAACATCTGGATATGGATTTCATGTCGTGAGCCACCGGGAGCGGATTACTGCCTTCGCCTCGTTTTCTGGCACCGCGGCTTGCTTCACCACCCTCTCCACCTCCTCATTCAACCGCAACCCCATGCTGATCAGCCCGTGCAACGCAGCGTGGGCATAGACGAAGGTATCCAGCGCCTCGTTGCGCTCGCCGTCGCGCTTGGGCTGCCAGGAGCGGACGGGGCGGCCGCGTGTAAAGCGGGTGACGACGCGCTCGGCGGTCAGCTGGCGGAAATACTCGGCGTCCAGGCGGCGGGGGAAGTGGATCGCACCGGGGCCGGGTTCGGTGAGGCGCAGGCGGGCGTAGACGGCATCCTTCACCGCGTCCACACCGACGATGAAGAGCGGGATCTTGCCCTTGTTTCTGCGTGTGGGGCGGCGCGGCCAGACCGGGATGCCGGGGCCGCCGCGGCCCTTGATCGCCCAGATGCGGCGGGCAAGGCGGGTGCGGCAGAACTCGTAGGCCATCTTGGTGTGATGACCGCCGGTGTCGATGGCGGCCGCGCGCACGGGCAACTCGATCCCGGCCGGGTGCGGGAAGCTGGTTTGCAACACCATGTCGAGGTCGGACCAGAGGCGCGGGCCTGATGGGTCGCCCCAGAGTACGCGGTAGTCGATTACCCACACTTCCTCGTCGCGGCCCCAGCCGAGGATCTGCACCTCGATCCGGTCGCCCTGCACATCGACGCCGGCGGTGAGCACGGCGACGCAGTCCGGCAGCGCATCGCCCCAATCTTCGCGCCGGGCCATCAGGGGGTCGGCGGGGACGGTATCGCCGGCCTGGTCTTCCCAGGATTCGCCCAGCTTGGTGTTGACCCAGACCTGAAGCCGGGCGGGATCCTTGCGGATGCGGCCGTGCTCGGTGGCGATTTCGGCCCAGGTTTCCCACGGGGAGTAGAGCGCCGAGAGGTGAAAGCCGGCGGTCCGGCCGTCGCCCCTGGCGGTTGCACGCCATTCCCCGCCGGCCAGCAGGCGCGGCTTGTCGTGCTCGTGGTGGATGCCGCCGCAGGCCTCGCAGACCAGATGGGCTTCATCGCGCCGCCCTTCCGGCCAGCGGATGCGCGCCCAGGTGATCGGTGCCATATCGCCGCAATGCAGGCAGGGAACGTGAAAGAAACGTTTGTCGCTATCCTCGAAGGCCGCCTCGATACGGGAATGCCCCTTCAGCGTGGGCGTCGAAACCATGTAGATCTTGCGCCGGCCCTGGAAGGTGGCGGTGCGCTGAATGGCCAGATCGACCGGATCGCCCTCGCCATCGGCATCGCCGGGATAGCCGTCCACCTCGTCGAGAAAGAGATAACGCACCGGCGTCGAGCGCAGCCCGACGGCCGAGTTGGCGCCGGTCATCACCAGCTGGCCGCCGGGGAAGGATTTCCGGAACAGGCTGTTGCCGGCATCGCGGGAGCGGGGCGAGGCGACCAGCTCACGCAGCGCGGGCGTGGCCTCGATCAGCGGGTCGATGCGCACCGTCGTGTTGCGGCGCACCATGTCGAGCGAAGGCATCACCAGCATCGCGATGCCGGGCGCGTTCTGGATGATGTAGCCAAGCCAGTTCAGCCCTGCTTCGGAGCCGCCGGTCTGCGCCCCTTTCATCAGCACGACGCGTTCATAGGGGCTGGAGGTGGACAGCGCATCCATCACCTCGCGCAGATAGGGCGTGCGATCCGTGCGCCAGCGCCCGGGCTCGGCCGAGGTGGGCGGCAGGATGCGGTGCCGGTCGGCCCAGTCCGAAACCGGGATCGGTGGTTCGGGGCGGATGCCGCGCCGCCAGGCAAGGTCGATCTCAGGCACCATTGCCCAGTTCTCCAAGCGGCAGGTCGGCCAGATGTTCCAGATGCTCACGCATCATGCGGTCGAGCGCGGCGAAGGTGGCCCGCGGATCGGCGCCGAGTTCGGCGGCCAGCAGCGGCGCCGTGCGCTGAACCCACGCCAGATGCGCGTCGCGTTCGGCACGGGCGCGCGCATACACCGTGCGCTGGGCTTCCTCGGCGTCGATCAGCTTGCCCTGTTCGCGCTCATAGGCCAGGCGGGCGCGCTGGACCTTGACGATTTCGTGCAGCCGCTTGGCCTCGGCCAGCGTGGCCGTGCGGGTGGAGGCCGACGGGGCACCGCCCTTGTGGCGCCGGGCAGGGTCGAGGTTTGCCTCGATCCAGGCGAGCCCTTTCGCCACGTCGATGGTGCCGTCCGGGCGCACGGGGAGTCCCTCGGCAATCAGCTGTGATATCCGCCCCTTGGTCAGACCGACGCGCGCGGCGAAGGCGGTCTTGGTCTCGGCGCTGTCGAGTTTAGTCATTTTCGCCCCCTGATGCTGGCGACGCGATGCGCCAAGCCCCCCCACATACGAATGGGCGCAAAAGGAACCGTCCGATGGCCCGAGGTCCGCCCATCCTCCGGTTAACGACGGTTCTGAAAGTTTCACGATGCGGATCGGTTTTTGGCATCGGCTGACGAATTGACTGGTGGGGATGGTGGAGTTTGGTGGGGTGTTTCCCCCTGTTCATCGTTATTGTCACGGATTGCAGGGCGTTGGGGTAATGCGCTTTCATCGATGTGTTCTTCAGCTCTGACAGTTTTTCGGACAAACATAGATTACGGTCGGAATATCCCCACCAAAGCCACCAAACCCACCAGACGGATCGGGAGTCAACTTCACGCATCAGTAAGCTTCCGGAAAGTTTCAGAACCGTTGTGGATCGCCGTTGCGGCCGTTTCCACCCTTTCGAGCTGCCAGCGCGCGCGCCCTGCCGACATGCCTGCCGCAACCAGGCGATGCCCACCGACGACGCGGTTCTGGTGCGCGCTGATCCATTTTCCGAGCCTTGCGCCATTGATGTTCCCTGTCGTGCCCGCAACCCGCAGCAACGCCTCGCGGAACTCGGGATGGACGAATTCTGAACCGCCATGGAATTGCGCGCGTTGTTCTGTCGCACGATCGATGACCTGGCGGACACTGACCCGATCCATGCCGATGACTTCGCGCCATTGTTCGACAACGGCGATCAATGCCTCAAGCTTGGGATCGGCCCCGCGCAACTCCTCCATCGTGTCGCAGGGGGCTGCCTCGTCGAGCCAGATCAGCGCATCGCGCACCCAGCGCGACCAGTCGTTGAACGAGCCCAACGGTGGGCGCTGCTGTGGTCGGCCGGCAATGTGATAGGCTCGCAGCATGGTAAGCGCCGCGGCGACGTAATTCCCGCGCTGGGCCTTCACCATAGCGATGGGGTCACGGTCGAAGGCGCGCAGCTCCGGCCGTTCGACCCCGGCATCGAGCGTGGCCCGAAGTGCGCGGCGGGTCATGTCTCCCTCGAAAGTCAGATTGTTGCCTGTGGCAAAGATGGTGGCGTTGCTCGGCACCTCGGCATTCACCGACTTGCCAAGGATGCGGACCTTGAGGCTTGTTTGGGTCATGGTTTGGCAGAGGAGCTCGCCGCTCAGCGGTTCTTCGCAGTTATCGATGGCGATCAGCACATCGCCTGCAATCAGTGCAGCGCCAAGCCGCTTTTCCATTTCCTCCTCGGACTTTCCCTGTGCGATCACCGGCGCCGGTCGGACGGTGGCGATCAGGCTTGCGAGATCGACCAGCATGGACTTGCCGGTGCCGGCCGTCGGTGCGTTGAAGCCGTGCAGCGGGGCTGTTGGCAGCGAGCGGCGCACCAGCGCCGTCAGGATGGCCGACAGTGCCACGGCCCGATCCGCTGCCGTGACAAAGGGAAAGGTCGAGATCAGGTCCTTGAGATAGCCCAGCGCCCGCAACGCCATTGCGCGGTCGGGATCGCGCGGCATGGTCGGAAACCGGGTATTCTGGGGATCGAACAGCAGCCCCGTGCGTGCGTCATAGCCGGGCATGTCGAGGATCGAGCCGTCCAGGCGAAGCGTCGGCGTGTTGATGATCCCCGTGAGCACGGGCAGGCGCCATTGACCCTCGCGCGACAGATATGTTTCGGCAATATGACGCGGGCAGTCGATGCGCACCCAGTCCTTGGCCCGGGCATCGAAGCGTTCCCAATTGGCAGCCTTGGTGAAGGCTTCAGTCAAATGGTGCCGATCAACGGTGATTAGGCGAGGGGCATCTACCTGTCGGTCGCCCGAGATTGCGACTGGCACCATGGCCGGGCGCACAACCATGCTGCCGCGCTGGTAGAAGCCGAGACCGGCACCAATAAGCGCCGATTCCGCCCGATCAACGGTGTCGGGGAGGTGGCCTGCGAAAATCTTGATCGTCGGCCGCCCCGAATTGTCGGTCGCATCGGGGGGCCTGGGCGAGACGTTTCCGCGAGCGGTGCACACCCGACGCGGCCGTTCGGCCCGCCACCCGTTTTGCTGCGCCAGCCAGAATAACGTGCCAACAGTCACGCTGTGGACATTGGCGAAACTGTCCCACTTCTCGGCGGTGCAGGCCGGATCATTCTTTCCTGCTTGCGCTGACCATGCTTCCCACAACTCGCGCCCGTCGGCGCCCAGCGCCGAATAGAGCGCATGCCCGACCTTGATCCATTCGTCGTAGGGCAGGTCGTCATTCGGGATATGCGCAACGGCTTCCTCGACCAGCTCTCGCGATGGGGTCTGGTTACGCCTGAGCCCGGCAGCCTTGCGGCCCGCGCGTTCGATCTCGCGGCGATCAACACTGCTCTGTCCCCCAACCTTGCGCAGATATTTCTCTGCTGCGGCGATCAAGTCTTGGCACCGCTCCTTGCTGACGGCCGGCAGTTCACGCAGTGGCACGTCAAGCGGTGAGCTTTCAGGCCAGTGATAGGGGGCTTTGGTGTCGGGGTGGATGCCGAAAGCCACGAATTGTTGCCCGGTGGCCAGAATCTCGACGCGCGCCACCGTGCCGTCGAGCATGTGAAACTCGGGAGTTTGGATCTTGTCGAAAGGCGCTTCGGTGCGGAAAGCCAGCAAGATCTTCGGTGCGCGGCCAATCCGTACGGCGGGTGTCCTGCCGAGTATTTCGGTGGCAATGCTGGTCAGGCGGTGGGCGTGATCCCGATCCAGCACGTCGATGTCGATGCCGATCAGCGTCCCGCATAGCAAACCTGTATTGGTGCAGTTGCGCTGGGCCTTCGACCAGCGGGCAATCTCTGTGTCGTCAGCGCGGGCGCAGACGGTCTCCCAGCCCTTCATCATCGGCCGCTTGCCTGCCGCCTTCATCGAGACATGCGCCCCGACCACCGGGACAGGGAGATAGCCGTTGCGGTGGAGCTTCAGGCGCAGTCTGGTCAGATCATCCGGCCGCATGGGGGTGGCCGCCTCGGCGTCAGCCTTGGCGCCGCTGCTACGCATGGCGCTATCCATGGTTCAGTGTCCGCTGTGATCGTCCGGTGTGAAGAAAAGGGCTGCTATTTTCACTGCGCCCGTTCCTGCCGCTCGATCCAGTCCAGGAGGCTTGATTTCCGGGCACAAATCACGTTGCCCATCCGGAAGGTCGGCATCCGCACCTTGGCTTCACCTGCGTAGTAGTAGACCTTGCGCCGGTGTTTCACGTCGCCAAAGACGAAAAGCGCGATAGCGTCGGCGCCCCGCAGCAGATCATCGGCCAGATTTTGGCAAACCTCTCCCGTGGCGGGTCCAGCCCGCATATGCTCCTGCATGTTCTGTCCTCCTAGGGCGTAGACCTATAAATCAGAATGTGATTCAAGATATGAAACAGGGAGGGTTTCATGTCTGGGACATTTTGGTTAACGGAAGAACAATTCAGCAAAATCAAGCCACTATTGCCGAACAAGC